AAATACCCTTTTCTGGGTCAATGAGGAATCCAGTCTCCCCATCAACAATCCACTCGTCATAGCATCCTACATTGGAAGCAACAAGAGGAACTTTATAACGTCCACACTCTGCTACTTTAATCTCTGATTTGGAGTCGTTAAACTCATTCATTTCAAGAGGAGCAAGAGCTACGTCCATGTTTGTAAAGAACTGCCCGTAACGATCCGGGTGAAGAGCATAGTGAATATTGTAGTTCCTTGCTCCCTTGAATCCTCGCAGAATAATGTCTTGGTACTTTTTCCAAACGTCATACTGCCAGTCCCCTTTTGGCGTCTGTGGAGGTGGGTGTCCGTAGAAGTCCCATCTTACGTTCTCTCTACCAACCCTCTGGTTAACGAAGTGGGGGACTCCAGAGAAGTATCGTAGGTCTTGTTCGTGGTGAATGCCGCCTGCCCAACCAAAGCGCGTATAGTTCTTCTTCTTAGTAGGTATCCTTGCCATATTCCAGCAAGGAAGGTTGTAGTCGATACAGTTTTTAATAACTGCTAGAGCACCACCAGAACCAATATAAGGTTTAATACGCTCTGCGAACTTACGCTGAGTTACTGTTACAAGGTCTGAGTTGTTGTAGATGAACTTTGTTATCTCCTCAAGACCCTTCTCTTTGTAAACTCCGTAGAGTCTGTGTCCCTCATAAATGTTTGTTAGAAGGTCATCAGTATCGTAGTGGACAAACTTACCAAACTCTTTGGCTTTACCTACAATGCGAGCAGTATAGTTTCCTCCAAAGTTTGATAGGTTTTGCGTGAACACAATATCGGCCCACTTCATGTCAGCAAAGTCCCATCCCTGCTGCCATGCTCCCGTCTTCTCGTCAATGCCTAATGGATTTTTATTCCAACGTATCTCAACCTGATCAGGGAATTGCTCTTCGAGCTTCTTCATAGGTGCGATGATACGGTAGTAACTACATCCACCCTCGTTAGCAGGAACACAAAGTATTTTTAGTTTATCACTCATAATAAAAATAAAGGGATAGTTTCCTATCCCTTTATTATAGACTAGACTATGTTATTTACTCAGACTTTCGGAGGTTTTTCTGCCTCAAGGTCTGCTTCAGCAGCAGCCTCTGAGTTCTTACTTGTGTGAGATAGTCCAAGCGCAGCCGCAATACTCTTAGCAGCATCAGCTAGGTCGATCTTACCATCGTGTGGTGTAGCTTGTTTTACAGCGCGAGCATAGTTCTGGCGCTTACGTTTCGAGAGGAGCATAGCAATACCCTCCCAAGCAGCTAGACCAGGGATGAAGGCCGAACCGATACCGAAAATAGTTTTTACGATACCCTCAGTTCCTTCTTCTGTAAGCTCACCACCGAGAGGAACAAAAGTGCCTCCCTCGACAAGATCACCACGGGTAGTCATTACGATCTCTTTGCCCTCTGGAAGAGCCTCTTGGATCTTGGCTGGAAGCTGCTCTACTGGAACGCGAGCAAACTCCCCTCCTGTAATAACTTGATCGTGAGTAGTGAATACTGTGTCAGGACCAAAAGCCCCTTCTCCTGTACCGAGACAGGAAGTAATGCCTACCGCAAGGGATAGGCTAACCAATACTGTAATTAGAATGTTTTTCATAAATTAACTTTGAAGACGGGAAAGGTAGTCATCATCAGAAACATCTTCGTGAGATGCTGTCTGACTAGGCGAAGCGGTTCCCGTAAGCATACCAACCGCTTGCTTAACATCCTCATACTCCTCAAGCTTAACAAGCTCATGAATATCGTGGAGTGAGTCCATAACGGAAGCAACATCTTTTGCTGTTCCGAGAGGTGAGGACTTAGGACGAGGGGCGGATTGGTCGTACTTCGGCCATTGACCGTCCATCTCTTTTACGATCTTAAAATCGTGACCCTTTTCTACGTCAGTAATATCTCCAAAGTCCTCATCAAGCATTGCGCCAATGATTTTCTTAAAGAGAATAACTCCGATAGAAAGGATTTTTACATCACCTGATTCTCGATCAAGAACATTCATGTAGTAACGAGCGCGGGGCTTGATTTGACGAGCAAGAGCCTCGTCTTCCTTACTACCAGTTTTCCATAGACCATAGTAGAGATCGCAAAGAGGACAAGCCTCTCCATGAATCTTACGGCAATGGACGTTCTTTACCGAATTATCAGGTTGTGGAACTCGGTGAATCTTTGTCTCTGCGTAGAACTCTTTTTCATCGTCCTTCCAGGGTAGAATGCGGACAGCATTAGAGCCTTCAGGAATTTGATAGAACTTCTGGAGGAAGTCTGAGTTGTTGTTACTTGAACCACCAGGGTTGTTAAGTTGTTCGTGCTTAAGTCGTAGTGCGTTAAGGTCGATAGCCATAATTAGTTTCCTTTGTTGTTATTTGTAAAGTTTAGTTTCTTCTCGTTTGTTTGCGGATACCTGTTGTAGCATATCCTTTTTCTGCTCAAGAGCGCGAACAAGGCCCTTGAGAAGTTCGTATTTGAATGTAGCATCATTAACTTCAGTTAATGCCATCTGATAAGACTCGTCAGCAAAAACAAGATCATCTAGATCCTTTGCCGTAAGCTTACCAGTGGCGGAATGCTTATATCCAGAGCGAAGCTTAGATGAAAGACGCACAACATCAGCGTCGAGGTCATTCATTTGCTTCTTAGCAGCACTCATTAGTCCATAATAGTAGGAGTAGATGGATGCTTGTCGTAACATTTCGTTATCAATGTTAAACTCATCGAATTTAACTAGAGCATCACTAATGTCTTTATAGTTTTCCCAAGTAAAATCTTCGAGGGATGCAATTAGTTCTTTCATAGTAATAGGTAGTTAGGGTTTCTGTCTCGGCTTATTATAGGAAGAGGCAGGCGATTCTTGAGGAACTTACCGAAAAATTAAACTTCTTGCTCGTTTAATACCTCAAATAGTTTAGGGTTAAGGTTCATGAGCAGAAGAAACCCACGGGAGATTAAGGTAGTCATGTCCTCGTTTGTTCTGGGAATGACCTCATCAGTAACCTCATGTCCTCCTAGTCCTACCATTTCTAGTACAATATGGGTAAGTTCGTGGAGGAGAGTTTCCCTTGCTATCTCATGTTCCATTGTGCTCTCCAGGGCTAGGATACCTTTATCGAACTCTGTTACTCCATAACAAATATCCGCTCCAGAGCGCAAACCCTTCTTTATATTTAGTGTATAAAACCTGTAACCAGCGTTTACAGATGTTATATTTTCTTCTACTAGTCTATTTAGGATATTAAACTTATTTTTCATATTATGCGTTAAAACTATCTTTCTTTAAACCAGCAGCTAGAAACTCTAAAGAATCTTCCTCCTCTTCTTCTGCGTCACCTTCGGACATAGTTAGGGTTTGATAGTTAATATTCATATTTACCGAGAACCTAGGCTTTCCGTTTCTAGACTTCATTACGAATGCTCTCATTCTCCCCTCATCAAACTCTTCTTCAGTCTGGTTTAGAGAGATAGCGAAATCACAAGTACGAATCTTTCCATAGGAGTCTCCAAGTTCGGCGTCAGTAATAACTTTTACCATTCGCCCTTGTCGGTTTGTTTGAGTAGCAGTCCAGACTAGGAAGTTGAACTCCATAGCAAGACCACGAAGCTCCTCAGCGATGCGCTGCTGTGCGTGATACTCTTGTTGGATATCCCTAGTGGGACGCATAAGCTCTAGATAGTCCACGATGAGAACGTCAGGCTCGAACTCCTCATAGTTCTTCAACTGGACTAGAAGGTTTCTAATAGTGTTGATAGAAGCTTGTCCTGTTGGGAACTCCTTAATAACGAGTTGGCTGCCTGGGCACTTCTCTTGGAACATTTTCAGGCGCTCCATTACCTTAATTTGGCAACTTGGCTCCTTCAACTTGTTTTGGGAAATTAGTGTAGTGATGGAGTCGAACCTTTGCGCGATTTTGTCCTCACTCATTTCCAGAGAAACATAAAGAACTTTCCTGCCTTCCTTCATAGCCTCAACACCCTGATTAACAAGGTAGAGAGACTTTCCAACCCCAGGAGGAGCAACCACCATAGCAAGTTCTTTGCAACCCAAACCTCCCTCTAGAGAGTAGTTTAGAGAAGGGAGAACAGTACGATACTTTGTCTCGTTCTTTTTATTAAAGACTCGATCCCAACGACTACCAATAGTGGTGAAATAGTCTTGACCCGTATCAACATCTCGACTAACGAGAAGAGCCT